ACCATCAACTGTGATTCTTCCGTAGAATCTGTTATTAACCATTTTCTTAGCGTATCTTGTCATAATACCTTTGATTGGTGTAAAGTTGAATGGGTTATACATTGTAGGTGTTAATTGTAGAGGTACGTACGGAGCGTAAACATATCCTGTATCTAACAAAGACGAACCTTTGTGTCCGATAAGGATTTGGTTAGCTGGGAAGTAAGGATCTCTATACACTTGGTAACGTCCTGCCAATGTACCAACTCTTTCGATACCCATATTGTACTGATCTTGCTCAGGTGAAGCATTAGATACGTGGAAGTACTCAAGGTCATCAAAAATTGCGGAAACTTCAGAAGATACAACGATCCAGTTAGCACCACCTCTAAGTGTTGACTTGTGGATTTGTGCTGACAATTGGTTGATCGCAGTGATCAAAGTTTGATTCCAGTCTTTTTGAGTGTAGTTAGTCGTGTTAGCGATTCTTCTCCATCCGTTATAATCCCAACGTAAGTTCCAAGCTGCACCTTTTCTAAGGTCACGAAGAATTTCACGGTCAATTTCTGCTGCCACTTGCTCAGAAAGTAAAGCTGTTAATTCAGCTTCAGCATCGATGTTATGGAATGCAGAAACGTCTTGTGCTAATTCAGGAGACCATTGTGCTCTTAGTTTTCTTTCAGTTACAGAAACAGTTACAGATTCAAGATCAAATGATACTTCACCAATTTTATCTTCAAATTCCATTTCTTTGTATCTTCTATAAACAACAGTAAACGCAGTTCCTGATGTAACCGCCGATAAAGTAGCTCCTGTATAACCGTCAAGTGTAGTTGCACCACAATCAACACATGCTGGACAAGAAAGATCCACTTCTAAATAGATACAACCATCTTGTGAACAAATATCATCATAATAACCACCGTTACCTGTAGCTGCCCAAGAAGTTGGGGTTGAAGTGTAAGTAGGACTTACGATACCTTTTCCATATTGTTGAGTAACAACTCTGAATAATAAAGGTGTATTAGAAGGTACAGAACAAGGAGATGTTGCACTAACACCTAAACCAGCACCTTTACTAACTTTAAGGTCAGATAAGAATGCTTCTGTATCGATTTCGTTACCATCAGGTCCGATCAATTTACCAACACCAGCGTTTGCAAATCCACAAACTTTGATAATAACTTTTCTAACACCTGTTGTTTCGTAAGAAGTTTCATTAGCAACAAGTGATCCGTTGCTCCATGCTACAGTAGTAACACTTGGTGCAGTAACTGCTGTCCACTCACCTTTAGAGTAGTCGAATAATCCAGGAGGATCTAACGCTGCTTCAGCACCTTCATAAAATAAATCATAAAGATTCTTTGCATATGCGTTAGCGTCGTTGTAACCAGAACCAACATCTGTTGTTGAACCCGGTGCTCCGATTGGTGCAAAGTGTGATCCACCATTTGCAGTTGCTCCGTTATACCCTTGGATTTTAGGTACAAAGTAGAACAATTTACCGATAGGTAAGTTCATTGCTTGTACAGATACGATGTCATTCGCTAATAATTTAGAGAAAACACGTCTAACGATAGGGAAAACAACAGTTTCAAATGAACCTGAACTATCCGTTGCAGCCGCTTCGTTGATTAGGTGAGATGCTTGGTTCTCATATAACTGAGCCATATTCTCTTTAATGTGTCCTTTAAGACCGTCTAGGAACCCTAACTTGTCCCATTTGTTAATTGTATCTTCTTTGATAACTTTAAGGTGTTTCAAACCGATGTTACCAACAAGACCTGATTCTAATAATGCTCCCATTTTTATTTTTTTAAATTGAGTTTATTGTTTATTTATTTTATTTTAGTCATTAAATCCTTCATTCTTAAGAATTGTGGATTTTCATAAGTTTTACTTTCAATTAAATTAGTTGAAGATCCGTTTTGTGGTGTTTTTACAACATTTCTTTTAACTGATTCATTGATTGATTCTGTTGATGAATCACCATCAAGTTCTTCTTTAATTGTTTTGTAAAGATTTTTAGATTCTTTGATTGTTTGAACGTTATCAAATCTTCTAAGGATGTTTATTTTTTCTTGTTTTGTTGTTGAGTGTTCAGTAAACAATCTTGTCGAATACGCCAAGTTTGAATTAAATACCGCAACTTCGTTTAATTTAGATCTAAAGAAATCAAGAGCTTTTTTGTATTCTTCATTTTTTTCTCTTAACGTCTGAAGTTCTTTTTCAACTGATTCGTTTTTAGGTTTTCTGATATCCATTCTGTTTTTGTTCATATCAGTTCCTCTACGTCTTGCGATTTTTCCAGCTTGAACATAATTGTTTGTTCTTACTGTTTCTTTTACTTCACCTTCTTCTTCGTCATCCATTTCATCAAGTTCCGTTTCAGTAACTCCATGCTTTAAATTTTTAGGATATACGTCTTTAGGTTTACCCATACCAACACCTTTGGTACCTTGTTTTTTATCTTCTTTAAAACCTTTCATGTTAACAGATGTTTTAGACATACCATTTCCTGGTTTACCCATACCAACACCTTTCGCTTTAAAAGATTCTAAAACAGATTCCAACGCTTCCGCATCGATTTCAAACACAGCACCTTCTTCTTCATCTTCTTCAGACCAAGATTCGTCTAATTCTTCTTCGTCATCATCGTCAGATTCGTACAACCAAGATTCATCTAACTCCTCTTCGTCTTCATCTTCTGTCCAAGTTTCATCTAACTCCTCTTCATCCATATATGATTCCATCATATCGATTGGTTCTGTTTCTTGTGATCCGCCACCCATAGAGATTAAATATTCTGTGTTATTGTTATTATCAACAAGGTAGATGTCACCATCATCTTGTTTTTTAACAATAATACCATCTTCATCACCCATAGCTTTAAAAACACGTAAAACTTCTTCAGGAGAAGCTTGTGTCATATCAAGTGGGGGCATTTCGTTATCACCAAATTCAGTATCAACGTCCATATCAATGTCAGTATCTACTTCTTCAGGTTCTTCTACACCTTCTTCATCATCCATTTCAGGTTCGTCTGTCATTTCAGGACCATCAACGTCTACATCAACGTCTACGTCCTCTTCTTCATCATCCATTTCAGGTTCTTCTGATGCGTCTTGCTCGTGTAATGATTTTTTTCCCGTAAGGGATTCCTTTACTAATTCGCTGATTTCTTGTTTCATAGTAGAAGCAAGTATTCCTTTTGCATTTTCACTGATAGCCTCTTCAATTGCCTTGATTTGCAATAAAGCGTCTTCAACTACAGATTTATTTTTTTCCATAAATTAATTCAATTATGCTTGATTAATTGTTTATTTTTTCTTAATAAATATATCGATTTTACAAAAAGTTGTTTTTAACTAAATTTTTTATTAAAAAAAAAAAGGGACACCAACGGTGTCCCATACAGAAAAAATTTAATATTTTAGTTATTCGATTACTTCATCAATCTTACTTTCAACGATTGCGGTAATTCTCCAATCCATTGTGTAAGATTCATAAGCCTTGGTTACTTTTGCTTCAACATCTGTTGGATTGTAACCTTTAACTAATTTTTCTTCTCTCATTTTTTTAACCTTACCTGAGTTTTCGTCCACCATATCAGTGGTCACTTTTGCTACAAAATACTTTTCGTCCATTTTTAAATTTTTTTATTTATCCAAATAATCGGATAATCTTTTCATTAAGTCAACAGATTTACTTAATGAATTAGATGTGGATACTATATTTTGTTGTTCTGCCAATTTTTCTTCGTATTTTGGTCTATCTTCTTTGTTTAAATAAAGATACGCACCTGGGGTGGATGGAGATGATACAAGATCAAAACAAATTAATTCAAAATCATCTTGTACTTCGTTTTGTTCCCCTTTTTTAACTAAGGATCCAACACCACGGGATGAAACGCCCATAGTAACACCTTGACGCATCATATTTGCGGCAACATCACCTTTAGATGATACAATACCTCTTTCGTGAAAACCAGGGGTTGTTAGTAATTTAACTTTACCCATCAAAACATTTCCTTCCCACCATACTTCAGTGATAAGATGTGAAACCCTATCTAAATCAATAAGAGATGATTCAGGGTGATTCAATTCGGAAATTGACATACCCTTATCAATCATATCTTTATATTTTTCAGATTCTCTTTTTAATATTTTTTCAGGATATACTCTACCATTTCTATTTGGTACTCCCCACTTTTGAAGTGTTGCGTAAAAAACAAATGGTTTTGAGTGGTCTAATTGCCCGTATGATTCTTTAATAACATTTGCATTTCTATAATCGTTTGGGTTAATTGTTCCTGCATCCCACTCAACTAAAATACCTTTACCTGTATCGCTTGGTCCTAATATTTTCATAATACTTGATTTTTTTAGATCGTCTGAATATACAGAAGAAATTATTTTTTTAACTTTGGATCTTAAAATTAATGATTTAAAATCTAATAGTTGGTCGTGAACAAAAAGTGTAATTTCTAAATTTAAAAAGCTTTTTTTATTTTTTTGAATTCCACTTGTTCTTAAATCTAAGTCCACTATTTGTTTCCTTTCAAAGGATGTTAGATCTACAACTTCTAATAATGTGTGTTGAATTTGTCTTTTAATTAAACCTGTAATTTTGTTCCAATTTTCTTCGTCGTTTATGGGTTCAACCCAAGTTTGAAATACAATATAAATTGATTTTAAATCTTTTGAATCCACTGTCCCATAGTGGCATTTTGCATCATCAAAAATGTTTAATTTTGATGTTTTTCCTTTCTTCATTTTTCATACATAAGAAGTTTATTGTTTATACAATTATAATAAATCTTTTTATCCT